CGAGAATTAAGCTAACCGTATGTCAGCCACCCATCCCGCCCCATCGATCGCGAAGTCGAAAACCTCCACTTCCCGCGGTGCCCGTGGTAAAGGTCGTGCGACAGAAGGTAAGTCTAAGACCCCGAGAGAGGATCCACTTGCTGCGGCTTCGGTCAGCGCTAAGGATCCTGCTAAGGATGACGCCGGTAAAACCGATGCGAAACCCAAAGAGAAACCCAAGATTGATGAAATCAAACCTGTTACCAGCGGCTTTGCCACTGACGCCTTAAGGTTCGCATTTCCTGTCGCCAAGGGTTCTGCTGAGCAGCGCCATGCTGCTTCTTTTGGTTTTTGCCATCGTGAGGTGCCAGCTCACCCTGTCAACCCCCATGGACCGAGTGCGTTCACGCGCTTGGTTGCTACCGCCTATACGTTGGGCAGCGTCCTTGACGACGGTTATACTGCCGTTGTTGACGTGTTTGGTAACAACCGTACTGCCGCTGTGTACGCTCAGTTACGTGGGTCCGATGATAAGCGTCGATGGATGAAGGAACTATCGATCATTGTCGTCGGTGATAAGCTCGTGCCGGCTGATACTCGCCGCCGAGATCCCGAGTCAGTGTCTACCCCTGACTGTGCTGTCCTTTTGACCAACGTCTATGACAGCCATTCCACCGCCCTCGACCCACGCGCTATTGCTAGCCACTGTCTTGAGCACAAAGCGACTGCCGCCTATGTTTTAACGCATCGATTTCCTGATGCATGCGGAGTCCTTGATGCTCATTCGGCCTACTTGCGCACTGTGGATGGGCGCGTGTTGTATCGCCCCTCTCTTGAAGAAGAACCCTATGGCCCACATGCGGCTAATGACTGGGCTCTTGCTGATGGAGGCATTACCCTCGGCCCTGGACGCTATTTCCAGTGGACCAAACTGCGCTCTTTCGCATCATTGCACTTATTCAAGTTCAGCTTTTCTGAGACCCCCATTATTGCTGCCACTCCATTGCCTCAAAACAATGGTTTCCGTTCCGTCGCACTCCCCGACCGTTCTACGTGGTACGGGTGGGCTTCGAATCGGATACTTGACCATCTCCCTGTTGCGTGGCGCTCGACTCTTGGTCGCGCTATTTCAGCTCCTCTTACTATGACACTCGTTGACACGCGTCTCGTTGCCATCGCTACTCGCGCATTACGTGGGGTACGTCTTAACGACACCACTAAGCGCACGGTGATTAACACGCTGTATCGGGAACTTGATAAGGACCCATATGCCACCATCATTCAGGCTTTTCCTGGACATCTTGTCAATGGACGCTCAATTACTGACGCATTCATTGATGGAGCCCTTTTCACCACTATCAGTGAAATCCATGAGCAAGAACACAACTTGCTAGCTGATTACAATGCCTTGCATGGTAACATGGCTGCGTCTCGCACTGTTGAGATCGGGAGGATAGGGACAGCCCCACCTCCTTGGAATCCTTACCCCGTGACGACCGCCATCGGACTCACCATCTTGGCTGCTGCCATCTATTACGTGCGTGTTCGACGCCACAACAACTTCTTACATCCGAATTGGCCTCGCTTAAGTGCTTTTGCGGAAGAGACTTTGCGTTTCGGCGCAATTCCATTCTTTGGCCCAATCCTCAGCGCAGTTATTTTCTGCGCTTTGGACTGTGTCAATTGGTATTGCCGCAATGATGCGCCCACTTTCCCCGAAGTTGCCACTTGCTTGGTCGGCCATGGATTGATGACTGCCTTTCACTGCGTTATTCCTTCCCCATTCGGGTTTGCTCTCGCCACTGTCGCCCATATTGCATGGAATCGCTCAGAGATGTTGCCACCGCCTGCTCCCGTGAGCCCTTGGCAAACATATAAACGTGTATTCCTCGAAGGGCCTATCGCTGACGTGCCTGAACAGACATCAGAAATTGTTCGCGCTACACCCGTTGATGATATTCGTGTTCTTGATCGAACAGACGTTAGGACAACCCATGCTGAAGCTGGTTTCCTTGTCGACATCGATAACGATGACATTTGCAACATGCTTGATGCTGCGCCCACTGAGTCATATCACTACGCTGTTTTACCAACTAATGCCCCGCATTTTGTTCCCGGTCGTTCTGGTCCCACGTATGTCGCCATGATTTTGCGACGCCTCGGTCGAGCTAACGCCTTTGAGGAAGATTTCCAAAATGCGATGAGGAAGTATTTATCCTCATGGAACAGTGGTCAATTAGCTAGTGAGCGCGAGTTCAATGCTCCCACACTTGGCCATGTGTATGGTCAACTCTGTAATCGCTGGCGTGAGACAAGTTGGTACGTTCTTAAGCTCCTTAAGAACTCCACGGATGAGATCACTGAACTTGTGGCTTCTTCTTATGACAATGGTGAGTTACTTCAAGCTGATTGGCTCGATCATTTGAAAAGCAACAAAGCAAAGCTCACTAACGTTGCTCGCAAGACCGCGAACATTGATCTGCAGGTCAAACCTATCCAAGATAACATGAAGCGTGATGAGAAGTTGTTCCGTCGTGATGATCATAATCGTCTTGATGTACTTGCCCGTATCATTCAAGCAGTACCTTCAAACAGCATTGTGGCTGTTGGTCCTGCTATCTGGGCGAACACGAACGCAATGAAATACATTTTCAGCGTTCAACGTCTCCTTGACGGTGAGTCTCATTTTATGCATGTCCATGACTGTAAGAGTTTTGAAGTTTTCATCATTCAAGGTCCAATTGGTGATTTGGATATGTCTCGCGCCGTTACGAGGTCTGCAAATATGGATTCTCCTCACGTCGTTATTGTCGTCGCTGGGGATGATAACCTCAACTTTGGTCGCAGTACTACTGGTGATTACTTCTGTACCGAGGGTGATTTCAGCTTGTTTGACAGCAGCCAATTTGGTCCATCGCTTGCTTTTGAATCGCGGTGGCTATTGGCTCGTGGTGTGCCTAAGCACATTGTGGCGCAGCTCATGTACACGAACTCGATGGATGAGGTTGTGCCCTACAAACGAGCTGGAACATCAGTTCCGATTGGCTTCCATGATATCCGTGACCATAATTTCCATGAAGTTTATGATGACAACGAATTCCATGAATTGCCCAACTGTCACCCCTTGTCCTACGTTGACCCCCGCGTCCGTCGACGCACTGGGGGTTCAGACACCACAGACGGTGGTTCGGGTGTTACACTCGCGCTAAATCTCATTGCGATATGTACCAAAGGATTGGACTTCTTCACTACCGCTACGACTGAGGAAGTCAACAACCATCTCATTGGTGTTGCTCGCACACACGGCATGAAACTTAAATGTCGCTCATCATCAGGGCCGTCTCCAGATGCATATGTGGGTCACACTTTCCTCAAACATGTGATCTTGCCACTGACAACAACTGTCCCAGCACCATATAATTACATTTATGGCGCTTGTCCTTTGCCCAGCAGGATTCTCAAGATTGGCTTAACTGTCACAGATCCACGCGTTATTTATCGCCGCTACAAATTTAAAGGCGATGCTGCGGTGTGTGACTTGTTCTTAGCTGACCAAGCTGCTGGACTACGTGATGCCTTCTTACTGCCCCCGCTAGACGCTTTTGTCGCAAGGCATTATGATCGTAAGAGGTCATTTCAAGAGTTCGTTGATCCGCGAGCTCAGTACAAGGCCCAAGTCCAAGAAGGCCTATTCATGGGAATCCACAAATCACAGTGGAAACCATATTTGCCCGCGTTTTATAAGTGGGCATATGAGCGATATCAAATGTCTTTTGAAGACGTCGCTCAAGTGAGTGCCCTTGCGGCATCTCCCGCTCGAACCTTCATCGAGCATCCAGCATTCGAGCGTATGGCTCGTGCTGATTACGCTTAATTAATTAAGCGTGGCCTCTGTCCTTATAGTGGTGGTTTCAGAGGAAGGTATGACAACCAGTGATATGTCGGCGCCCATCATGAGTGGTGGTATTGGGCGATAGAAAGTCTTCTAGAGAACAGACAGGGAGAGAACATTACTTCGCAAAGTAACCAAAATTGCATCCAACGTTCAGCTACATACAGCCTATGAATGTCAACAAGAAAGCAACTGCCACCGTATCCGGTTCTACCAAAACGCGCATTGCCCCCCCCGCCTCAAAAATCGCGACCTACAACCGTCTCGTCACCCAAGCTAGGAAAATCCGAGATAGCTCGACAACTTGGCCTAACGGCCACACAGCTATCGGAACTCTTGCGAGCGGTGCGCGACAGCAAGTCCGAGAAACCAAAAACGGAGGAGCAACACGAGGAGGACGAGAACTGGCTCGAATGGGCGATCAACGCGGCCCTAAAATACGGCCCGCTAGTAATCAAAGCAATCGAAGCAGCCCTTTAGACGAAGCTCTCATTGCCTCTGTTGACATGCCAACTACTGGCTCAAAACTTGTTCCTGCTGCTTCTGTTGGTTCTGATGACAACGGCGCTGCGTACGTTGTGCACACCACTGGCGTTGCCGGTGAGCGCGACGTCGTCGAAGCCCATTCTGTTCTCACTCCTGGCCATGAAATGCATTCTCGCGAAATCAGTACAACTGATCTCGGTAATGGAATACTTCGCATTTCTGGCCAAGAACTCATTTCAGCTGTTTCACAACCTGGTGACGCCGCTTTCGCTTCATCCTTACCTGCTGGAGGCGTAATGTTAGCCGTTCCCGCTAACCCTCGCCTCATCGAAGGATGTCGTGTCGCTAAAATGTTGGAAATGTATGACCAATTTCGTTTTGTTAAAGTTACATTCGAATATCATCCTGTCGTTTCTGCATTTTCTCCTGGTCAACTTGTTATGGGTTATGTGAACGATGCTTCCGACGCGCTTACATCCGAAACCGGCTTTCAAGCCGTTCGTGACCTCTACACGCGCGCAGGTGCTGTCATGTTCAACGTCGCCGCTGGCGCCAAATGCACTTTAGGACACCCACTCCTCAAATGGTACTATACTGCGAACCAAACGCTTCCTCAACTCGACTTGCCTGGTATGGTCGTTGTTCAAACGACACAACCTCTTGTTGGGCCTATTGGTGCGAATCCGGTTTCTTACGGTTTAGTTACTATGTCTTACGAGATTGACGTGCGTGCTCCCACTATTGAAGAGCCTGACACTCCGATTTATACCTTCACTTCTGGTAGCCTCAACATGAGCCCAGCTGCGGTCAATCAGGGCGGCCCCATCTCCATTGATGCTGTTGCTTTCCCTGCCTTTGCACCCGTTGCACCTGGCTATGTCCAATGGGGCACCATCGTCGCAGCCGACGATAGCGGCCCAGCATCTCCTGCTTGGCGCCGTTGGAATGATTCCGGTACTGAAATCGTACGTCTACTTGGCCCCGGTAACATTTTGTACTGGCGCACAGTCACTGTCGGTGCGACAATTCGAATGTATTTCTTCAGCAACCTTATTGATGCCATGGCCTACGATCAAGTAGGCGCTGGTTCTGCTTGGAGTGCCACTACTACGGTACTTCCTGGTACTACTAAAGGTTTCAAGTTGTGGAACATTTCTGGATTCCGCCCAGTGATTGATTAATGTTCTCTCCCGTCCGAGCGCTTAATTGCCCTCAAATGTGCCCATGTG